GCGGCCAGGGCGTGGCCCGCGTCGCTTCCGGCGCAGGCCCAGGTTTCCGTGCCGGACGGTTCCGGCGACGAAAAGCCGTTGCAATGTATAGACACAAAAAGGTCGGCCCCGCTGTCGTTGGCCACGGCGCAGATTTCCGAAAGGCTGTCGGATTGCAGGATTTCCGTTTCGACGCCGGCGGCGATAAGGTAGCCGGCCGCGGCTCGTGCGACGCCTGCCGCCACGTCACTTTCCCGCAAAAGGTTCCCGATAACGCCGGGGTCCGGGATGCCGTTCGGGGCGTGGCCGGGATTAATGAATACTTTCATTCGTTTTATCTCCTTTCCTTTCTTCAAATTCAAAATCGTCTGGAATCCCGTCCTGATTGCGGTCAACCAACTTTGGCGCAAATGCCAGAATACCCGCAATCACGGCTGGCGCATAGAAGTGGTCGATAATGTCGAGCAGCTGCATCTGCATCTTAAAGACCCAATCACTGCTATCACCGGTGATCCATACGGCAAGCCAGGCATAGATGGACAGGATGAACGGCAGGACGGCGATGAGCGCCATAAGCCGGACGTAGGTGATGCTTTTAAGTTTGAGTTTATTGGGGTTATTTGCCGCTTTAGTGATCCGCTGTATAGCTTTTTTGATGTTCATTTCCGCACCCTTTCCGCCATATGGAGAACGGCTTCATGCTTTACGGCCATCACGCCGTTGTCTGCCAGTTTCTCGTAAACTTCGAATATTTCCTCAAACGCCTGTTTGTCGTCCGCTGTGGGCGGTTGTTGCTGGAAACGGATGTACATATCGTTCAAGGACGCACGCAAGATTAACTGCATCCCTTTGCGGATGGCGCGGAGCCCCGTCACATAAGCCAGCACATAGCCGGACAGAACACCGATGGCCAGACTTGCGACGGTGCTAATAATTTCAGCCATTACTTCTTGCATTCTAATCCTCCGGCCACACAATATCGTTTACGTCCGCTACCGTTTCCGCCGCTTGCACTTGTGATTTAAGCGCGCGATAAGCCGTGTGCAATGCATTACTCCTTACCGTGTCGCCTACAACATACTCTGTTTCAGGTTGCCACATCACAGCATCTACCAAGCTTACAATCGTTTTTACCCAGTTCTTGACAGCTTCTTGATAGTCCTGTTGCGATGTTGGATTTTCGTCTGTGCTGTAATTAAACAATCCATTTAAATCACGCAAAACTTTAATTACTGACATTTTATAAAATCTCCTTTCTAAATCCTTTAAAGTTTCACGATGTATGCCAATGTGTAATACGGCGGCATATTGTTGTGGGGCTGGCCGTCCCCGGTGGCGCCGATAGTAACCTTGTGACTGTGAGAGCCTGCACTTGTCGTATCCACGTAATAGCGGGCACTATCTTCGCCCGTATCAAATGCGTGACCCTCACCGGTGTTATTATTGTTATTCGGTACGCCATGCGTGTGAGCGCCATCGGTAGACACGGCAGCACTGTGGCTGTGGCTAGGCATTTCCTCGACAGTGAGTTTGTGTGTCGCTTCCCCACCCATTGCCCCGTTATTCGTTCCGTTCCCGCCGTAAATAAAGCGGCTTCGCAAGTCCGGCGTGCCGTTCGTTCCGTCGCACAAGTGCCACTCCTTGTCAACCAACCCCGTGTTTTTATTGACCGGGTATCCGTCTCTAAACGTCCCGGAGAACGCTGTTACAGTTCCGGGCAATACCCCCGTGATTGTCTGTACTCGCCATACCACTGTGCCGTCCGTAACTTCCGTATTACTTCCTGCGCCGCTGAAACTCGGCATGGTGGCGGAGGTTGTGCCTGCGGTTACGCATAACAGATAATACTTTGCATTTAACGCTGATGTATAGACAATATCGTCCACGGAATATGCTGTGCTTCGCTGTAGCGTGTTTACTGGTGCAACACTTCCGCTTCTTACATCTACGCGGTTAGATGTTACGGAATTGCAAGTAATAGCACTCGCAACATCTAAATCACCCGTCACCGTTCCCCCACTTAATGGGAGATAATCGTCTAAATCTGTTTTTTTTGCATAATCGTCAAAATTATTAAGCAAATATTCCAACTTTTCATCATTCTGTTTTTGCAGAAAATCCCACATCTGTCTTGACGGAGGAGTTCCACCAATGAAATTCCAACCTTCTTTGTACTGTGATTCGCCAAAGGAATAAGGTGTCAAAGGAGATGCACTTGCCCATATTTTGTTGAAATCGTCTGTTGTAATTGCCATATATATCCTCCTTATGCCGTTCTACGCCACATGTACACAGTCTGATAGGGTGGCATGATGTTCAAAGGTAAACCGCCGCCCGTATTGTTGGTTGTATGCGTGTGGTTTCCGTTCGTTGTGGTTGTCAGTGTATGCGTGTGGTTTCCTGCCGTAGAGGTTGAACCTGTCCACGAACGGGATGCATCAAAGTAAATCGCATTATATCCCCAGCCTCCATCTTCAGATTCGCGACCATTTCCGCCATGATAAAACGCACCATCAGGGTCTCCTGCCGTATCGTCCCATGCAGAACCAGTATAGCCAGTAATATTCATCGAACCTCTTGTGTGGGCATGATTTCCTGCCGTAGAAGTTGTTGCAGTGTGGAAATGGTTTCCGTTTGCATTCACAATGTGGTTGTGCGCTGGCATGTTATTCGCGGAAATTGTTTTTGTTGCGCTACCGCCTGTTGTATTTGCCGCATAAGTATCACCGCTTGCCAGCAAGAAAGTATCTTTCACCCTTGTCCATGTACCACCGAACAGTGTAGAAGGGTCTGCCGAATTAAAGCTAATGTAAACCGAACCGACAGGGTAAAGTTTCGATGCGGTGTCCTGCAACTGTCCGTAAAGATACTTCAGTTTTTCGTCCACCAATTTGAACCAAGCATCGAACTCATTTTTTGTGGGCGGAGCGGACCCGACGAAATCCCACCCTGTCAAGTAATCACTGTCACTGAAAGTGTAGGCAGGTAATGGCGAAGCGCTTGCCCAAATCTTGCTAAAGTTAGGTGTTGGCATTAATAACAACCTCCTTAATTATAATTCAATTTCGGTTGGCAGGATGCCAACTTCAAAACCTTTTGCGTTCGCTTGGTCAACGAAACCGAAAAATGGGTCAGGAATTTCTTCGACAAAATCCAACCTCACACCACCTGCACGGATGAACAAGTCTAGTGCCCTTGCCAAAACGATGTCGTTGTCGGTCAGTTCTCTGCCGCCGATGCCGATGCCAATTTTAGCATTGCCCAATTCCGTCAGCGTGACAAAAGGTGCATTGTAGATGAATTTCACCGATTCAATAGTGCTTTCGGTTGTGCCTGTGGTGGTATTCTTCGAAACTTTGTGCCACAACACAGGTCTGTAAGTCTCATCATCAAGGGTGCTGGTTGCGGTGTACGGAACTGAAGGTGTATCACGAAACATGCCAACACCAAATGAAAGTGCGTTAGGTTGGTCATAGAAAGCAAAGAATTCAAGTTGGATACTTCCTGCAATGTTTCTTGACCTGTCAATCAGAACACCGATGTTGTCTAACTGCACACCGCTTCCAGTGTCAATCCATCGTTTGTTTTGAAGGTCATCCAGCGCCTGTGTCAGTTCGTCCAGTTCCGCACCCAATGCATCAAGGAAGATGTGCATATTGACGGATTGGGAGAACTGCATCAAGAGGTGGTTTATCATGCTTTCACTTCTGCTCATGAGATTGTCACCTGCACTCTCGTTGCATCAAAAGTCGCAACATGACGGATATCAATTTGAATGTTATTCGTGCTATATGTCACCCCGTCCGTGCTTGCGGTTACTGCGATATAACCGATTCCGGGAACATTCTGATAGATAGCCCCCATAAACCGCTGAAGGATAACATCGTTGCCGGCTGTAAGTGTGTTTCCGTAATTGATAACCGCATCCACAATCATTGCCTGTGCATTGGGCGGAAGTGCCTCTTCCGGGTATTCCGTCACCGCAATATTCAAGTAAATCGGCACAATCAAAGGACGATTGAAATGAATGGTGTGCGGAAATCCCTGTGAATCATTAACGGATACCGATTGACTTCCATATGTGTCGATTCCTGCTGCCTTCTTCTGCCAAATCGTTAAACCGATTTCATCCGTTTCGCCACCATCAACAACCGCTTCAATACTGTGCGGTGGTCTGCCGTCCTCATCGGTGGTGTCAGAATCGTTTTCATACACCACCGCAGAAGTCACACCATTTAATGTCATCAATGCGGACGCAATACTGTCTGTCATGCCAACTGACCTTGTATAAAGCGAACCATTCCATCTTTGACGGAGTGCAGTGTCTGATTCTGCTTCTCGTCCAGTATTGGCAGGAACATTGTTGCTCACAGCATCCCATCCTGCATATGTGGTGATAATATCTGTCAAATCCCCAACAGCAGGAGTGATTGCACCTGTCTGTGTGCATTCAAATGTCACTGGAGAACCAATGCGGTCAAATGTTAAATTGTTTGTGATCGCAATTGCAAAAGTGTTTTCCTGATTCGCTTCGGTCAGTTCCAATACATCATTCTCAACTGATGCAGTGACTTCTGTGATGGAAGAACCCAATGCGGTCAGCACTTGTGCGCTGGTTTCTGTTCCGTCAGCCGTATAAGAATGCGGTGTGCCGTCAATCGTCACTGTATAAGTTTCTGCATTGACTTCTGATAAGGTCACACCTACATCACAGGCAGATAATGCCGAAATGGTTGCATTGGCATCCACCGATTGAAACACAATATTGTTATTGGTTGCTGATGCAATCTGCGAACCATAGGGAATCTGTGTGCCGTTCGTGCCGTAGCAAGTGCAAACCACTGTGGTCTTCTCTGCACTGATTGGAGTGATTCCTGCAAGTGCAGAAGCATTGTCCAAAGAAACACCTGATGCAGTGTGTGGGTACATCGCACCATACACCTGTGCGGTCTGTTCCCACAGGTCAGCAATTTCATAACTAAACACACCAATCAATTGCCCAAACACCGAATTCGCTTCCGTGCTAATTTGCGCACCCAACTGGTCAGCAATTCGGCTGTTCATCGATTGAATGATGTCTGTCAGCCTTTTTTGTTTGAATCCTTGCGGTGAAAGTCCGTATTCGTCAGCCATACCCCAACAACTCCCTTCTTGTCAAAAGTCCTGCGGTTGTGTTTGCGGTATAGGTCACCGACAGGATGCGTTCTTTTGCGTTTACTGATAAAGTCAATTCTGTGACCGAATCGACATCCGGCACAGATTGTATTGCTTCCCGGAAAATCTGCCGAATGTGTTGCAGATTGGGGTTTTTGATGCAGATATACTCCAAATAAGGAATGCCTTGTGTGGTATCCAAAAACCATTCCTGAAACCAAAATTGCAAAGTAATCTTGATCTGCTGACCGATTCTTTCGGCATTGTCAATCAACAGAAGGTCATTGTTATGAAAGACCAAATCCCACGAATCAACATTTAAAGCTAAATCATACAAGATAACACCTCCTATTGCGGTTCATCGGTAGAAGACCCCCCTCGGTCAACGCCACCATGCACATGATGCACCAACGAAATGCCATTGACCACCAAATCGCCACCACCGAATGTTGCCGTTGTTCCGTCTGCCAACGTGATTTTGAATATTCCCTCGTTCAACACTGCCAGCGAACCATTGTTGAACAAACAAACATCATCAGGATTGCCTTTCAGGGTCGGCACGGATGCGGAAAACAATGTCGGTATAGCATACGCATCATTCAGCGAATGATTCCGCATATCATCAGATTTTTCGCCTGATAAAAAGTTTTCGATTTGGTGGTCAGCGAAAATAATGATGCATGTGTCACCGCTTTTCACAGGGAAGGTGCATCCTGACTTGCCGCCATTGCCACAAGGGTATTGCAACGGCACATTGTGGATGGTAGGGTACGGGATTTCCTGCCAATCAGGTGCGGTAAAACTTCCCACAGGGGTGATGCTGGCTCGGTTTGTGCCGGGGTCATACGATTCAATTTTCCCAATCATTGAAACATGGACATCTTCATTCCCTTTTTTAATCCAATCCTTGATGACATCCTTGACTTCATTGCTTGTTTGCATCCTGCTTTGCATTTTGCACCTCGATTAACTCCATTGCACTTCCCCAATTAGTTCCGTTATAGTCACCACGATGGCTAACCTTTTCCACTCTGAACCATCCTGTTATCCATTTGGATTCGACCTTGACCATATCACCGGGGTTCACAGAAGGCGCAAGAAGGGTTTGAATCTTCCATCCTGCTTTCTTCCGTGGTTTTTCTTTTTTGGTTTTTTGTTTTTGCGTTTTCTTGGGGTTTGATTTGTTCGGCTTATACTCTGCTTGCACAATGCGTTCAGGTACACCCACCAAACCACTTTGAGGGGAGAACACAAGACCCCTGTTTGTGCTTGTTCCCCCGGCAAGAATGATGTTCAGAATGTTGTTTTGAATGCTCCATGACAAACCCAGTGCATTGCATATCTCGGTCAATGCTCCGTCGGCCTGTCCTATGTAGCTATACCCATTCTGATAGCTTTCCAACTCTCCCACATCTTCACCATACACCACAGGGACACCCATTTCGTTGGCACATCGTTGAATGATAGTCTTCGCTGATGTTCCGGGTGCATAGGACAAGGAACAGTAAGAATCACGCATTGCCTTTGTGCCGTCAGCAAGGTCAAGCGTGGTGATGCAATCCGTTCCGACATCCCTCGTGAATCCATAGGTCACAGAACCCTTGAATGCAAGGATTGCCCCACCTGCTTTTTTGTATCCTGCATAAATCTCGACTTCCGTGTCAGGCACTTCAATCTTCTTGCGTGTAGCATCAGAAAGGTTGTAAATTTCCAACTTCCCCTTATTACTTTCTTTTGTGGTGTCCTTGTCAATTTGAAAACCGATGTGCAGGTTATTTTCAAAAGTGATATTTAATTTTGGAAAAACAATCCTATATACTTGCTTCCAGTATTGCATTCACTTCGTCCTTTGGCACATAACACATGGTGAATTTACCATTCAAAAAATCCTGCCGTCCAACCGCCTGATTTCCTTCCTCCTCGTGATTCACAACCACCGCAAGCAATTCCCCTTGGGGAAGGTTGCTTTGCCGTCTGTAAAACGAAAGAAGTGGCATGTTCGGTACAACAGGAATACCTCTTACAATCTCTGTGTTGTCATTCGTCAGAACGTCCACTGTCCACTGTGGCACATGGTCATTCCAGGAATAATGCAACTTGTAGGGTTCTCCGTCAAGCATTGCGGACACAATAAAATCATTGGCATCGTACATACTTAAAGAAATCATATAATGCCCCCTAACGAACGATACACAGAATACGCACACCTTGATGCGGTCAGTTCAATGCCCGTTTGGATTTGACCAAAGTTTCTTAAATCAATTTGATTCGTGTTTAATGCAAGGTATTTTTTGTTATCCCTTACTGTCAAACCCGTGCCGATATTGACTTGGCTTGATGCACCTGCATCCGTGCCCGTTGCACCCGCCTTGCCCACGGCATCCCCACTTGCGTTCTGTTCCGGAATTTCCTCTGTCTTTTGGCTGACAATCGTCACATGGGTGAATTCCAATGCAAGCCGATAACAGAACCCGTCCTGGACATTCCTTGGTAACGGGCAGGAAGTCATGACCATTGAATCGTATATGCCGTCCGGGAGAACTATTGTAATGGGATCACCTGCAAGGTGTACTTGCTCAAGATAGGATGCAGCCTCACCCAATCGGTCAGGATTCGAACCACCCATGATGCGGAAATAACTCACAGGGGTCGGTGTGATGATTGCCGTAAGTGACAACCGCATTGCCTGTCTTGCCACATGGTCTGCAATCACGAACCCACCTTCAATGGGATGTTCCGTCACACTGGAATTGAATGCGGTGACATGGTCAACGATGCAATCACACTGAAGGTCACCAATCGTTGCAGGAACTATTGTCGAATATGTTAGCATTGTGACCTCCTAATCGTCCGGGAAAAATTCGCTTGTAGATGCCATAGCAGGTTGCAATTGCGTGTCATTGGCAAGATTGAACGTATTATTCTGCGACATCTTGATGTTGTTGTATCGTTCAATTGCACCACTTTCAGCTTTTGCTATCAACCCACTCATGCCACCACTCGCAGTTGCAATCAATCCTGCAATCTTTCCGAGCAAATCGGCAATCGGTTGCAGTAGTGTTGCCACCATGCCAAGCACGGATGCCGCCACACGCCCGAACAGGATCAGTGCAGGGACAACAACATTCATAAATATCGTGCCCAGTGCTTCGATCAATGGTTGCATTGACTTCCAAAGGTTCTTGAAGTCTTCAATCATTCCCATCATTTCAGGTGTCGCTGTGCCAAATTCCTTGACGACCCAGTCAATCGCCTTTCCCACAAGGTCAACTGCATCCAAAATCAACTGTGCGACCTGTCCAAAGAATCCTGTGGAATTCTGCACATCAAGGATGAATTTGCTCCATTTGTTGCCAAGTACAGTGATTGCCTGTCCAATGGTGGGTGTGATTTTACCCATCTGCGAATCAATGGTCTGTCCGCTTGCCAAAATAGCTTGCATCAGTTTCTCTGTAGTCAGTTCGCCCTTTGCACCCATTTCTTTCAGACCAGCCATAGAAACACCGAAGAATTTGGAAATCTGATCCATCAGAATCGGTGCATTTTCACGCAAGGAACGCAGTTCGTCACCTTGCAGGACACCTGAACCTAACGCCTGTGACAACTGCAAAATGGTTGCTTTTTGTTGTGCCGTATCAGCACCACCGATAATCAGGGATTTGGAAACAATATCGGTCAGCCGCAGGACATCTTCCTGTGTCGCACCGAACCTCTGTGCAGACAATGCGGTCTTGTAATAAAGGTCACCGATATCTTCCAGTGATGCCCTGTTTTTCATGGACATCGCATAAAGCCTTGATTCAACACTCAACCGCTCCGCATCGTTTTGAGTAACCAAACGAATACGGCTTGACAGGGACATCATTGCGTCAGCGGTTTCCTTGATTTCACTGACCAACGCCATGCCGCCCAAGGCAACGAACGCACCCTTCAAACCACCAGCAATCGCAGACATACCGCCACCGCCTGAAGATGGTTGTTGCTGAATACCTTGCGTCTTGGCTTTATAATGACCTCTGACCACGCGCTGATTGGTTCGGTCAAGTTCATTCAGTTTGTCAATCGTTCTCTGAATGGCAGATGTATCTGAACCGATTTTGATGGTTCTCGGTGTCGAAATCTGCTTCATCTTGTTGCCGATTGAATTTAACTGATTTGTGACCTTCCCTGTGTTCAGTTTCATTGGCGGAATCTTGGACATAGAGGTCTTGATTCGATTTACCGCAGATTCTGCCGCCTTCATGGTTGCGGTATCGGTTTTAAATTTGATGACATTTACAAGTTCACGAACATTCATCTATGCCACCTGTTTTTTATCTTGCTTTCTTCTGCTGAAAAATAATTGATATCGTCCAGTGCATCAATGTAATGGTTGATTTCCACAAGGTCAGCCAATGTGACATCGCCACGATTGACTTCCCCCATAGAAACCATGCCGGATTTCACCGCGCGATAAATAAAAGCTACATTCTTGAAATGCTCTCCAAACTTTCCGTAACTTTTTCCCGGATTTGCTCTGCGCTTTGCCGGAATCCAATCGGAACGCTGGAGAGCTTGGAGAAATCCATGTAGTTGATTTGAATAACTTTTGCCATCACATAGAACAAGTCAAAGATGCGCCCTGTGAAGATTTCGTCAATGACATCTTCCGTCAGGCGAATCGGTGTCTTATCCTCTTTTCTCTGCACGGCAACATATTCAGGATTCAGAAGGTATCTGTATAACACTTCCATCTTGCTTTCATCCAACGTGTAAGGAAGTGTTTGCAGTGCCGATGCCACAGTGTTGAACCATTTTTCCTGCTCGGTGGAAAACTCCAATTTCGCGCCTTCCATTGCGCCACTGATCGCTGGCATCAGAATCTTCTGCAATTCCGTCCATGCTTTCATCGATTCCTTCGGGGGAATCAACTGGACGAAGAACGTGTCCTCGCCCAGTGTGAATGATTTCCGGTCAAATCTATCCATGTGTGTCCTCCATCAATTAATTCAACCCACCGATGACGGCATCCTCAACCTGTCCCGTGTGGAATACCCATTCCTGCGTATCAATCGCAATGCCCTTGGAAGATTCTGGGAAGTTCGCAATCCATGCTTCCGGTGCGCTGAATAGGGTGCTTCCTGCCAAATCTTTAATCATCAGGGGTGCAACACCATTGCCTGTTTCCCTATCGTAATTGTACATATTGGACAGGTATTCGTTGGAAGTACTTGCTGTGCTTAAAGACACAGTGACTTCAAAAGTAGCATCCGGGTCAAGAGAACGGGCCACTTCACCATCTGCGCCCACATAGGTCTGTAAACCATCACCCTGCGGTGCAATGCTGACGATGCTATCTTCACTCATGCCTTTTAACTGTCTTGCACCGAAGATAACGATAACTTTTTTGGGATCATACGTTTTCATTGTTAGTTACCTCCTACAAGCAGATTTTCGTAAGTCAGCGAACCTTTGATTTCAACCACATGGATTGCGCCAGCCAGCCGTGCGGTGAATTTCACATCTGTCAGGATACGGCTTGCCTTCTGATTGGCACTGATATTTGCCGCCAGCGGAACAGTGACAGTATAGCCAAGGTTTTTGTTACCTTCCTCGTCATATTCCACAGGGGCAATGCCACCATTGACCTGCCCCTGACGCAGACTCTGACGGATTGCGCCTTCGATAATGGCAATTCCTGCATCGGTGTACGGAACTTTTTCATTGTTGACCAGTACATTCAAAACATTGACTTTGATTTCCTCGGCAAGCCAGTCGCGGAAACGGATCACATCAATCCATTCGCCCGCACTGACTTTTCCAGTCTGTGTCAGGGACAGGTTGCGGAATTTTTCAAAAGTATTTACATTCTTGTTGCGTAATACGATGAACTGGGTTTCGGTCAGCGGGTCAACTTTTACGCCTGCAAGACGTTTGTTCGCCCAAGTTTCCGAACCCGCAACAGCCGTGAAGCAACGGCTCATCACTGCAACTTCGGGGAAATCTGCGGTGTCTTCGTGATAGAAGCAGAATGTGCGATAATAGTTGTTCAGCATCAACTGGGATGCAATGTCGGTGTTATCACTTCCATCCAAAACATTAGAACCGCTCACGCAAGTGCCAAACAGTTTGTTGTTTGCTTCTGCCCAGTTTGCCATTGCGAGAATGTCCGCATCCGTCCGGCTTGCGAGTGCGATTCCATAAAAGTCAGAATCATATGCGGTGCAAGCTGTCATGGTTTCTGCGATGGTTTCAGAAGAAGCACCATTGGTGATGGTCAGATTCTTGTCTGCTTTCACCACGAATGCCGTTCCTGTGGTGCGGTTCGTCAGTGTCAGTGCAGAGTTTCCATATACTGCGGTGACCACCGGGTCAGATGCCATTGCGGTTGCCAAACCACCAAGGATTTCTGCAGAACCATCACCCTTCTGTACAGTGTATGTGTAAATGTTGGTTGCATCGGCACTCGTCACCGACAGGGTATATGTACCACCTTCAGCAAGCACATTTTTCGTGGCGATCTGAACGGTGTCAACCTGCCGTCTGCCGACCTTCAACACATTGGGATGCGGAATCTGCGAGAAGAAATCCACAGCCATCAGGTACAGCGGATCGGTTTCGCTGTATCCGTCATCCGTCATCTGAACACTTGAGGTATAAGAAGACACCCTTGCAAGTGCATTGGTGCTTTCGCCCACAATCAGCAAGGTGGAAAACCCTTCCTTGGAGATTCCTGCGGTGTTCAGGGCAATCTGCACCGAAACAATTCGGTCAATATTTGCCATGTTTAATTACCTCCATTCGTTTCGATTGAAATAGTGTACTGTCGATGCAGGATGTCTGTTTCATCAATTTCGATGCTTTCATCAACTTCCACCTGTTCGATGACACTCAAATCGTCAAGTATTTCACTATTCGTTCTAATATGAAAATCGATGGATGCTCTCACATCCACCGATTGTTCCAAAACTTCTGTTAAGTCCTGCACTGATTCCGCATCATAGAACGCAACATTGTTTGCGAAGCATTTGTCAGAATATGTGTCGGTTTCCATGCGCCTTGCAAGCACATTCAACTGTTCACATACATCCGTTCCCTGTGTGCCGTATAACTGCACCCTCAATGTTGCAGTGACGGGAACAACGAAGTTATAAATGCCAGTTGTGTTGGTCTTGACGATATCTTCCTGTGATTCGCCAACCTCGGCAAAACATTGCAATGTTGCGTATGGTTTCTGCGGTCTTGGTGCGTTGGGATAGTACCAAATCACCTTGGATCTCGGTAAATCCAATCCTTCAGCAATCAGGTCATGGACGAATTTCCTAACTGTTGAATTCATCTTGGTTCACCTCCACCCCAATGTAACGGAAATGCGAAATGATGTTGGATTGCCATTCCTCTACCATTGCGATTTTGTAATGTTTTCCCCTCCACACAAGGATGTCAGCCTTTTGCCCTGTCATCTGAACATCGGTCAGTAAGATGGCATTCGTGTACACCTTCACCAATGAAATGGTGCGGTTTCCACCCGTCAAAATCTGCGTGTACTGTTCAATTTCCCTTGTGTTTAGCGGTTGCACATTCGCAATCACACTCAAACTTGATTGTGTGCCTTCCTGCCATACCCCATCATCGTCATACTGACCTGTGGAAGTACGCAGGATTTCCACACTCGTATTGAAAAACATCATTTCACCTCAAAATCAATCGCATCGTATAAAGCACCTGAATCAATCAATTGGATGTCATGCCCCTTCTTTTTCACTGTGGCTGGCTTTAAAGGTTTGAATCGATGTGTACCGACATTCTTCTTGATGTCATCCTTCATCTTTTTGCCGACAGTGTTCAATTCAGATATGACTTCCGCACCATCAATGATGCAACCAATGGCACGTTTAACAGGGGTATTCCATCCCTTGTTTTCGTCAGCACTCGTTGCCATGAAAGGGCGGGAAGGAATCTTTTCCGTGCCATACTCGTTGTACGTTGCATATTCCGCAATGGGTACACCCTTCTTTCCATTCCCGGCAGAAGGCAACACCCCGGCACGGATTTCCTTCCCATTGATGAACCGCATCTTGCTGACGATGCGTTTCCACCCCAAATCCTTATCAATGACCATCAACCGAACCTCGTTTTGATGCCGATGGCGCACAATTTCATAATCTGCAAATACATCCTGCCGTAATAGGTTTTATACAGCAGCGACATATAATCGGATGCATCGGGAATTGCATATTCCCTTTCCAGGTCGCCTTCCTTTTCCCGTTTCACCCCGGCAACAGAAGCATCGGAAGATGCCCCTGTCACGGAAGTGTAAACATTGTTTAAAGAAAGGATGTGTGCAGCGAAGTATGCCATTGCAAGGTTGTACTTTGTGCCGAAGGTCTTTTTGCTGACCATCGGGGAAAACAACTCAAGCATTTCCGTCACTTCTTCATCGGTCATTTCAGAAAATTCAGGTGCGATCACACGAAAAACTTTCAGTACTTCGTCCATGATTAAACCTCTTTTAATGCTTGGATGATTTCCGCTTTCTTCATGCCTTTGGTATCGATGCCATTTTTGGTGGCAATCTTTTTCAGCATTGCCACAGTTTTGACTTCCAAATCTTCTTCAGCTTTTTTTGCTTCCGTTTCCGTGATGATTTTTAATTCACCACTATCAATGGAATCCTGAATGGCAGGATACAGTTTTGCAATCTTCTCAATGTCGCATTCCACGGGGGTTGCAGGAATGAAACGAACCTTTCCTGCGGAAATCACCCTTGCCTTGGTATTGATAACTTTCATTGTGTGTCCTCCTATGTCTTACATGCCGTATGCGGATGCGAAGCAAACAGGTACGTTGATGGTTACGCCCAAGGTACGGGATACGCACGGAACAACGTATTCAAGATTGCGGTACTGTACGGGCAACTGATCGAACCGAACCGGGTTTTCCTGACGGATGTATTCAGGACGGAATACGCCAGCAATGACCATGTCAGTGCCGCCAGTGCCAGCACCCTTCAGTTCGCCAATCTTCATCCAACGGGTGACTTCGGGATGTGCCCCACGCAGGAATTCAAGGATGGTGCGGTCACTATATTCAGATTTGGGAGTGCTTTCCAGCAGGTCATACACAGCCGGGGACATCAGCACAGTGTCCGGCATTTCCACACCATTGGTGTTGTCGCTGATTTCATTAATAATTGCGTTCATATCACGGATGATCTGTGCCGGGGTTTTGTTGGCAAATAGTGCGGAAGAACCAGTGCCATCGACAGGAAGGGTCACATTCGCAATGTTAGGATTGTTGATGAAACCAGTGATGCCATGTGCCGTATCACCGAACCATGCGATGTTGTTCAGTTTCAGGTCAACACCTCTACGTGCCGCCAGTGCTTTCCGTGCTTCCAAGTTAACATTTGCCATACGGGCGTGTTCCAGTTCAACATAGTTGTAACCATAGGAATCTGCAACAGTGTAGACTTTGCTCGGAATCGTGGTTGCAACGGCTTCTGCACGGGGCAGGTCGTCACCATAGTCGGCAACGATTTTCGCCATACCAACGGAATCATACACGATGGTCAGGGCAGTTTCTGCACCAGCCGGAACATCGGTTTCCTGCGGAAATACACGGAAGGAATTCAACGGGGAATGTTCAACTTCCAATGCCCGGGCACGGATGTAGTTCAGTTCCTGTGCGATGAACAGGGCATCGTCCTGCTTGAATTTTCCTGCACTGGAATTTTCAATATATTTTGCTTCGTCCATATCAGCTTTGAAAACTTTACGAGCCATCTATATTACCTCCTTATTTACGGATACGAACCACGGCAAGACCGCCAGCTTCTGCACTGGTCATGAAGGTCATACCAGCAATTGCAGTTCCGGTTGCACCGATTGCGCCTGCGGTGGACAGTTTTACCGCGGTGCCAGCGGTTACTGCGTCAGCAACTTCTACATACACATCACCAAAAGTCATGACGGGTACTGCATACTTGTCAGGATATAACGGGGTTTCTTCAACTTTGTTCTCAAAAATTGCAACACCGATTACATTTGCCGCAGTAACGGATGCTTTGACCTGTTTGGCCGGGTCAGTGCCACGTTCAACAACTGCACCTGCTTTGATTGCACCTTCAGCCGCAAAAGAATCAATTACATCAACAGTAGAATCTGCCTTCATGCCAGCCACGCCAATCGGCTGACCATAGGAATACCAATTAAATGCCATAATTACTTAGCCTCCTTGTACAGTTTCGCTTCGCTTTCTGCGAATTTCGCTTTTACATCATCAAGGGACAGTTCCGTGTCCTGATGCACTTCCCCATTCAGTGCTTTCCGCTGTTCAGCCATAGCATCTTCATGCTGAACCTCGGTGTCCTTGGCAAGGTCGAATGCTACTTCAATGTATTCAGCACTCTTGCCGTCAAGGTTCAGTTTGGGATGCACTTTCGCAACAACCGCTTTCTTGATTTCGTCATTGCTCATTTCATCGGCTTTTTCAATGCCATGTTTAGAAGCAATGGTACGCAGTTCGATGGTGGTCTTTACCGCATCATCAAACTTCGCTTTGAAGTCAGCTTCGGCTTTTGCCGCATCCTGTTTCAGTTTTTCGATTTCTGCCGTTGCAGAATCGAATTTGGCAGACAGTGCATCGAATTCTTTCTTCTGTTCGTCTGCCTTTTCGGTCATTGCCTTCATGGCAACTTCGACTTCAGCAGGAACATCATATTCGATGCCGTTGTCCAATTTGATTTTCGACATACTTTTTACCTCCATGTCTAAAATTTGTTCGCCATCCATATTAAGACGGGCATTTCCTGCCCTTCCTCGAGGAACGATGGCGAGATGGTTGTACCTGATGTTCCTCTGAATCGCATCGTAGTGTTGACCATCTTCGGTCACACCCGGTGTTTCCTCCAATTCCGTCTGATACCCACAACTTAATTCCCTGTCATCGGTATCAAGCGAATAAATCACCACATCAGCACGGATATTGTTTCCGTCCTGCCGTCCTTCCGACAGCACAGTGCCTATAGGTTTGGACTGGTTGTATGTGGCGTTTGTCACAAGTCCATGATGACCTTGTGTAATCGGTTTTCCCCTGATGCTTGCAAGGGAATCTGCCTTGAATGCTTCCTCGGGCGGGCGATATTCTCGCCTTATACTTCCATCCACATTCCTGTATTCCAAGATTCCTGTGCGACCAATAATCGGTGCATCCCGGACAAACCCTTCATCTGTCTTTATTGCTTGTATTGCGTAATTGTCATATCTTTGCACACTTTTCACCCCCTTTCTTGTGAGAGAATGAAAACATGAAAAAACCACCTTTCGGTGGTTAGTCAACATATATGTAAGTTTTTGCTCTTGGTTCGACCCCATAGTCGTCAATGTCGATTACTGGGTCAGCCACACACCGACACCTGATTGCCATCCCCGGGTGACCATCACTCGGTGGTTTGTCCCACCGAAAGATTAAACCTTGTCTGTCTGCATGAAGGGGTCGCACCCTGTCATCCATCATGGTCTGCCATCTGTATTCGGTGATTCCTGCCGACCTCTGCCAATATTCCATCAACCGACCATTCAGTTTTCCCACTTGGTCAGACCCAATCAGAACCGCACGATTGGTTTCCACTTCCAATTGCTTTTCAAGATAGGCAATCAAGCGTTCTTTGATTTCATCTTCAGGTACACCATCAGCGATCAACCTCGTCAATTCATCACGCAGTTTCCTCAAGGTTTCGGCTTCCAAACTTCCAATCAGGTCAAGGTTTTCCCTTACCCATATTTCTTCCATCTGCTTCAGTTTCGCCTGTGCGGTCAGTGCCATCTGTGCTTCACTTGATGCGATAATGTCAGCCCCGGCAGGACGATTCTTCAAGATGCTTTCGATTGCCTTGCGTTTTTCCTCGCTGGCAGAAAGCATTTCAGAAAGCAGGATACCTGAACCAATGGCAACCATTTCTTCCTTGGTCAGTTCAATATTCCGTTTGTCAGCTTCTTCTGATATCTCACGGACGATTTGTTGCTGTGTCCATTCGGAACGCAACCCACGCATGGAAACCGATGTGCCGAACAAGGCAACAAAGATTTCACGGATTTCCCTGTCAGTATAGTGGTTGACTTTGTCCCACATCCGATTCACAAAAGGTTCAGCCTTTTCCCGCAACAGAAGAACCGATGCAAAGTATTCCATCAGTTCATCAAGGTCATCATTTGGGTCATCGGCATCCATCTTGATTTGGTTGCGTTTCACCATCTGCACCATCCGGGGGACATCCTTTTTGATGGCGCCTAACATCCCTGCAGCAAGTCCTGCAAGCTGTTTTGCGTATTCCCGTTCCAGTGCCATCGGATATTTATATTTCTTTTTGGCAACAATCTTCCTCATTCGTTACCACTTCTTTGCAGAATAGAATCCAGTGACCTGTCCATGATGTAGTCCTTTTCCTCGGCAAGGGTTGCCCTTGCTTCCGTGGCATCCAATACCTGTGCGTTAATCAGGGAAGTGATTGCATCCGCTTTCTGCCGTTGTGCGTCCGCTTTGGTCTTTTCCACATCCGCCTTTTCCGCTTTGGACATACTCCACAATGGCTCAAAATCAATGTGCCATGTGTCAGGTAGTTTCAGATTGTATTCCCGGCAAGTGCCCAACATTTCAACCAACCGCACAAGGTTTGATTTGACTTTGTTCTTCTGTAGGTTCTCCACCATGTTGTAGTAGTTCTCTAAATCTGCCTTGCCTGTGGAATTTAACCCGGCAGGAGAACGACCGAACAACTTGGTGGCAGGAATCCCTGTACATGCACAAATAGCTATTTCAAACTGTTCCAACAGTTCTTTGATGCCGGACAATGACAAACCTTTGCGGTCATATTCGTCAGCACCATCAATGGCAATGGAATTCATCATGCTCCGCACCATGTCCACCATCTGCATCCGCTTCTGTACCGCCACATCACCGCCTTCGGTGGCAAGTATGTTAGTCAATCCATCCAACTTCAAAACATCCTGCGAAAGTCGTGTCAGTGCCTGCAATGCATATTCATGCCCGTTGCAATAGCGTTCGATCTCTTCCTTTATGCTTTCGAACCGCTTTGCACCCCAACCAAGACGCCGATTGCGCTGATAGAGTGGTAATCTGCCACCATCGAACCGCAACACCCTTGATTCATGCACCCACATGGGATTGCTCCCGAATGTGTTGATGTAGTATTGCTCCACATCCATGTATTGCGGAGCGGATGCATCCTGGTATTGTTTCGCACCGACAATGTTCGTTTTGTCAAACACTTTCAGCTTTTCGATTCTCCGCAGCGAATCATAATTCAGCGGTTCGTCTATCATCCGCCCGTCATCTGCCATGACCACGATGATGCTTCCGCCATATAAGTCCGCCCAGGCTAATGCTTCACTGAATTTATACTGAACATCCAAATCTTCACACAAGGATTGCACCTGTTTGTTCAGGGCATCATCCTCGCCTTCGGTTTCGACCTCAAACCCGTTTCGCATTGCTTCATCGGCAGGAATATCAATGATCGCTTTCGCTATTCCGTTGTATGTATATAGATGTGTGCATTGCTGGTCTGATACAAAGTCAATGCCCTGTCTATAATGCGAAAAAGGGTCTGTGAATCTGTACCCCTGTCCGAACATGGCATTCAGGTATCCGTCCTGCCGCATCCGTTCTTTTCTTCTGCTTGGTATCATCTGTACCCGCTCCAATCACTAAAACCTTCTGTGATGTCTTCACAAACCCCGGTAAGGCAGTCGCTCGAATCGTCATGTGCGTTCTTGCCTGTCCTTTGGTATGTCAGCAAGGATTCTGCCAATTCACTCCATCGGTTTTCCCATCCGGTAGGAAAATAGATGTGTTCCATGCACCATGTACTGTTGCTTAATATCCTTGCAATCTTGTTCTTGGTCTGCGTGAACCACTGCACCACAACCTTGTTATTTGGTTTCGCTTTTAACAACCTGTCAACATTCCGTGCAAATCCCCTGCCGCCATTGTTACTTTCAATCCGTGCCACATTGACCTTGTTTCTGTATAGCATCTCTGCGGTTGCCGGCTCGGTGATTTCCATTGCTTCCTGCGTGAAATACGTATCAAGAATGTATGCTTCGTTTTGGAATGTTACCCCATATACAAAAGAACAGAGATAGTCTGAACCAGTGTCAGCCGTATCTGTGTATGATCTGATTTGTTTGAACCTCGGCAACTCTCCGTCATAGGTCTTGAAAGATGTGTACAACCTGCCCCGGATGTCCACTGGTTCTTGCTGATAGTTAGCCAAGAAGATGTCCTTCGGCATGGTTGCTCGTTTGATTTCATAACTCTTTGCAGATAGGATTTCATCGCAAAGCATTGTGCCGTCATCGTTCTTTGCTTTCATCACCACATGACGAATCTTCAAACCCAGTTCACCGAAATGCTTCAATGCTCGTCCTGTCAGGTCATCAGTTGCCCATCTTGTGCCAACGATGATAATCTTGCCGTGTTCCTCCAACCTCGACAACATGGTTGATGTGAACCAATCCCAATGCCCTTGCTTGATTGTGGAATTGTACGCTTCCAGTGCATTCTTGATAATATCATCCACCTGCAAGATTTGGCAACCAAAACCAGTGCTTGTTCCTGACGGAGATGTGGCAAGGTAATTCTGATGACCACCTGCGAGCGACCACAGGTTCATTGCTCCGTCACCTTGTGCAATATGAACCCCCGGAAACACATCTGAATACACCGGGATATATGGGTCAGCCTTTACCATCTGAATGGTGTTCCTGACACCCTTACTGAATGCGGTTGATAATGTTTCGTTATAACTTCCCGTCATAACCTTTTTGGATTGGTCTTTTCCGAAAATCCATTCAACAAGATTCCCCATCGTGCGACTTTTCCCAAAACGGGGGGGCAAGTTCACGATTAATACATCATCACTACCCTCAATGAATTCCTGCAAGGTATCACACAATTTTTTCAGATATTCGTGTTTGTAAAAGTCCGGTGCTTTCAACAGACAGTAATCATAGAAATGCCGTCTTGCCAATTCACACCTTGCACCGATTGAAATTAGTTTTCTGTCCATTTTGCATAATATACACAATCAAAAAGTGTTTTCCTCGGTTTTTTGGAAGAAATTGCATTTCATTTGCATAAAGCCATCAAACGAAAGTCAAAAATCACTTCATATCTGCCAATTTTCGCAATTCGTCCTCGGTCAAGTTGGCATATGGGTTCATATTCGTGGTGATATTCACATTCGTCTGTGCTTGCTTTACTTCACCGACCAGTTCCAAAATTACCCTGCCCGCATTGCTGTTCCCCCGCATTGCCGATGCAAATAGCCCATAAATCACAGCCATGTTGTGTGTCAGGTCATCCCCGCCCACGCCCTGCTTCTTCAGTGACTGTGCGGTCTTTTCATCTACGCCCAAACTTCCGAACAACATGGCACATTCCTTCATCGTTTTCTTGGTACGCCTTGACCGTCCCGATGCAATGCCACCCTTGCGACCAAGTATCGTCGGTGCATCCTTGCCTCGTTTGTTTATCGGTATTCCCTTTTTTAGATTCGCCAGCTGTTTTTCTGTCGCCATTTCTCACCTTTAAATCATCGCAAGGAATTCCTGCTTTTTATTGGTTTGTTCAAAAACCCCGTGTGCTGACATGGTTTCGGTTTTTACGCCTGTTTTTTTTATTCCCCTTGCAGTCATGCAGGAGTGTTCCCCTGTGATATAAATAATAATGTCGTCTGTGTTCAGGATCATCTTTAGGCATTCATATATGTCGTTCCCGATTTTTTCCTGCAACTGCAGTCGTTTGGTTACTTCATCCGCAATGCGGGCGATTTTTGAAATTCCGATCACTTTTCCGTGAGGGATATATCCGACCGCAACCTTCATGTTGTACATCAGGGCAATGTGGTGTTCGCAGAATGAAAAAACATCTATGTCCTTTAAAACCACAATGTCATGCCCATCGTAGGAAAAAGTTTTATTATACTTTTGTGCAATCTGTTCATTTGTGACTGTTTCGTTGCACAGCCGTTCTTCCATGAACTTTGCAAAGCGTTTCGGGGTTTCGATTAAACCTTCCCGATTTAAGTCAGCCCCTACGCCCTCTAAAATCAGTTTGCAAGCCGTTTCAAGTTTGGTTCTATTAATCATATCAAACACCCCTTTCATCGGGCTTATAAACGATTTTATGCAGTTGTACTTGGGTGCATACATTTGCAAGTTTGTTTTGTTTTACATATTCAACAATTTCCGCAGGTGTGATTTCGTTGTCAAGCATTTCGATTTCAGCAAGTTCTGCATCCAACATCGGGAAATCCCATCCTGCCATTTCGCTGACCTTATTGTCTGCAATACGGAACGCCTTGATCTGTTCTTCCGTCAGGTCATCAGCCACAACACATGGCACTGTTTCCATGTTCAGCAGTTTGGATGCTTTCCATCTTGTGTGCCCGCAGACAATCGTGTTGTCACTGTCAATCACGATCGGGACACGAAAACCAAATTCCTTGATGCTGTTGGCAACATACTGCACAGCATCATCGTTTTTGCGTGGGTTCTTTTCGTAGGGTTTTAAATCCTTGACCCGTTTTCAATGATGTTCATTTTGTATGCCCTCCCAAGCAATCAAATTAAATACCCCCTAAAATGGTGGCATCCGTTAGGACACCACCAAATAGGAGGACACACTGTGGAATCTGCTGCGTTCATGAAGACTAACACCGAGAATGGCAATGTAGTGTGAGGATGTTTCCCATTCGAGCAACAAAAAAGGTGCGGTTTTGTTTTCCGCACCATTCCACAATACCATTATATCACACATCATACTGACATTTAGTGACAACTTTCACGAATCTTCTTTTTCGATATCAGAACAATCTTTTCCCGGATGCTTCAATGATTCGTTTATGTATGGCGATCAAAGACAGTAATGCTTTTCCGTGTATTCTGTAAATGCTCCTGACATCATAGTTCAGTTTGAGTGCGATTGTCTGCCAGTTTTCGTAATACAAATACCTCATTTCAAGCACCAGTGCTTCTTGGTAATTCTCCACCATGCCGATAAGGTATTCTATTTCCTGCTTTTTGTTCCGGCATTGCTGTTTCATTTTGGATTGTTCTCGTTCGGCATCCACCATTTCAGCAATCAATTGTTGTCTGTGGTCTTGAGATCCACCGAACACTGGCACATCTTGGAAGGATGCGGTCATCTTTTCAGCCTTGGATTGTAGTATTTGGATTTTTTCTTCAAGAAAGTCTGCTTTCTTCTGATAGTACCATGCACCATTCAGATAATGCTTCACTTTTTTCGTTTGCTTCATGCCAATGCCCTCTCCAGCTTCGCCTTTGCCCGGTTGTTGATTTCGTCCGTGTCCATCCGCATTGCAAGGAACATCTGCTGACAGACCACCATGACATCCAGAAGTTCGGCACATTCTTCAATGGCCATATTCATTTGATTTTTCGCATCCGTATTCGGTCACTTTCAAAACCACCCTTGCAAGGTCTGCGGTATATCGTTTCCTTGCTGACAAATCCGTGATGATTGAATCGTCTACCCACAAAAGACCTGTACAGGCATCTGTCACACTCTTGACTATATTGTCAAGATCGCCAAGCCTTTTGCTTGTGGGTCGAATTACGCCCTGTGATGCCTGTATACGCTTTTGTTTTGGCCAACTGGTAGGAATATCCAAGTAAAAGGTTAAATCAACGCACAGGGCATTTTCGTAAGGCGTAAAACCTTCTAATTTTTTCAGGTATTGCGTCACCCAAAATCTGACAAGTTGTTTGTAGTTTTTGCTTTTTGCCGGATCGTATGCATGAACATGCCCACCGAAGGATGCAAACTTCGGTCTGCCTTGGGGGACAGGTTCGCCATATATTACAATTTCCATAAATCATCAAACCTCGCTAACGTTTCCCTGAACCTGAAGTTCTGACATTCCAATACCGCAAGGATATTTGCCACCCATGTTTCTGCCATCAAAGCACTTTCCGCAATAATAGGATATGTGCGGCTATACAATACTGCACCCTCCTCACTGATAAAATCCACATACACGTTATATGTTCTCATCGTGTCCGTCCACCTCTCCCATATTTTTTAAGTAATCCACAACATTTTTCTTAAAATCTTCCGTCAGCTTCAGAAACCAAATATGCACATATCCGCACTTCTCACAATGTTGCATGGTCTTGAAAAGTTCTATAAATTCTTTTTCCTTGTACTTTCCCATTAGGTTGCGTTTTCCACAACGAGGGCAAGTCCACGATTTCGGCAGACTTTTATTCATCAAAATGGTTTCGTCAATGTTTCTCATTCTACCACCTCGCAACCACCTCGCAACTACTTCGCAGTATGTGGTTGTTTTAACCACTCCACCGTGTTTCTCCTTTAACCACTTCTCACACTCATCAATGCGGTTAATATTCCGGAACCCCCGCAATAGTCAATTCTCCCCACAGTGCTCCTGCCACGGTCAGCCATTTCCCGGCTTCTTCCAGCGTTGCGCCTGCATATAGCCCGCCAGCAGTTCCATGGTACAGCCATGCAGCGGCGCTCTTGTTGATAGCTTCGACGGAATATGGCCTGTTACGTTTCGGTTCGCAAATGCCATAGCCGTTCACATAAGCGATATAGCGGATGTGTGCATGGCCATGTTTCCTGTTTTGCGCAGGCGTCCAATCGTCCTCCCACTCATAAGGCTCGCCGGCGTTGTGTTCATACGGCGCATCGTCCCAGTCGTCGCCCCACTGTTTTTCGAAATTATCCGTAAAGTAGAGAATGCGGTTCCGGACGTAGCACAGTTTAAATGGTTTTGGTATTGGTTTAGTCATCGTGCTTCACCTCGTAAACAGCTCACGAAGGGACTTCGTGTATTCCTCTGCTTTCATCAGGTCACTTTTGAGTGCTCCTTTCTTCGGATATCGGTACAGATACTTGATGATGTTCCCCATGTAGTAGGCTTCCGCTCCGGAAAGTCCTTGTGTCATGATTTCAATCACTTTCTTGCACTCAGTCCCCTTCCAGGTGTAATGATCCGGATGATGGATCTCATCTGTGCCACTACTCCGTAACCGTTCTTCGTTGGTCATTGTGTACCTCCTTACCTTTCTGCCTGACATGGCACGATAATCCGCGTCCCCGGCTGGACAAGTCCTGCACTCAGGCCCGGATTAAGCTGTTTCGTCTCATACATGACCTCGTCGACAGGACGAGTGTCGCCGGTTTCTGCCATTGCCGATTCAACGGCTCCCCACACCGTCCCGCCTGCCGGGATGTATCGAACGACGTGGACGGTTGCCGTTTCCACTGGACAAACCGCCATAGCCAGCATTGCAATGATCGCCAGTGCAATAATGCTTTTCATAAGATCCCTCCATTTTCCATCACATCCCACACCTCTTCCCAGTACGCGCGTTGGCCTTCCCGCCTTGCTTTGATGGCTGCAAGGAATAGGCGACGATCCAACTTGTTGCCTGTAAGCGCATATGGCAATGCCTTGTCTGTCTCTTCGTACCACCTGAAACAAGACTTGTCGATAATCTTCTTTGCCGCTTGTACCTGTTTCCACCTTACTCTGTCCAGATATCCATGGACATTGTTGACGTTCAAAATCTTATTCATGCTTCTCTTCTCCTTTTTTTGGGGGTAAAAAATTAATTTCGGAATATGGCAATCCATAGACCTTTTCAATCTTCTTGATAATTGGTACATCTGGAAAAGACGCGCCCTTTTCATAGTTAGCCAGGGTAGCAACACTGACACCTATGAGCAATGCGGCTTCCCGTTGCGTTAGGTTTTTGTTGATACGAGCTGCCTTCAAAGACATCGGCATATATCTCACCTCCTGTGAATATTATACCCCACTTTAAGCGTTCTGGCAGCCCCTAAAGCGTAATTTTTTATATTTTTTATCGGTTTCTTTCCGCTCTAGCCGTAACAATCTTGCATTACTTTGTTTTTACCATTGATTCGTCGACGCCGAATATCTCCTTCGTCGTTGCTCCGAAAAAGCGGCTTGCGGAAACAGCGAATTTCCAGGAAAAGGCGCTTTCGCATGTCTCCATGATTCGCACGCTTGGCGCGGAACATCCGATTTGCTGCGCAAGCTGTGGCCTTGACAGTCCCATGCGCTTCCGATACTCAGCTAGGCGCGAAAAGCTCGGATATATCACCTGTGTCGGCCTGGTGACAGGTGCTTTTTTCGGAGAAATCGGCGCGCCACCGTATTTTTTGTCCCACAATGCAAGAGTTCCTTCAATCCCTTCGGGACAGAGACACGCCATTATCGGGGTCTCGAATTCCTGATGCAGCTTGTCAATGTTGTCTGCTGTATAGCGCTTCGATTGTCGCAGGCGGATTGTGCCAATCTTATAGTCTGCTTCTGCTTGCTTTAGTACGGCCAGCGCCAGGCGCATCCATTGCTCGTCGTTTCCCATTCTTCCATCTCTAGCCATTTTTTAACTCCTTTTTTAACTCCTAAAACGGCACATCCTCGTCAAATGGAACCTCTTTACCAATGTTTGCATTCTTGGCGTCCGATTTGCGTTCGATAAACTCCACACTGTTGGCAATCACTTCCGTCACCCAGTGGCGATTGCCGTCTTTTCCGTCATAGGAACGAATCTGCAGGCGGCCTTCCACCAGGATACGGTGTCCCTTTGCCAGACTATTTCCGCATAATTCTGCCGCCTTTCCCCATACCACTACAGGAATGAAGTCAGCTTCACGTTTTCCTTCCTGATTCAAGAAAGGTCTGTCCACCGCAAGTGTGAAGGAACATACGACCTTTTGGCTGGGCGTATAACGAACATCTACCTGTTTTGTGACCCGTCCTAAAATTGTGATGTGATTAGTCATTTTTAGCAAATCCCCTTTCATTTCTTTTTCTTGTGTTTAATGCGTGGTATCTTTGATGTTCCCCACTATTTGCAAACAAATGCAAGTTTTCAATTCTGTTATCGTTTCTGATTCCGTTTTTATGATGGACAACTTCTTCCGGCTTTAAATACCTTCCAAGATGTTTTTCCATAACCAACCTGTGTTCCATTACATATCCGTCAACCGCAAAAGGATGTTTTGGATTCCATATTGCAATATATCCGTCTTTTCTTCGCTTTACACCACCCTTCCACAATGCACCATGAAAACCATTTTCAAACCTTTCTTTGTTGTAGTTTTGTATTTCCCTACGTTTTGCCCTTGATAACTGTTGCACTTCATATATCCCCCTATTTCGCTTCAAAATTGTTTCTAACGCACGTTTGTGGGTCGGTTGGTATAATTGCTCACCCTTGCCATATACCTCGCTTAAATCGCAAGAATTTATTCGAGCATCTTGATGTTTACGCCATCCAACAATCCACTTTCTCCCAAAACGTAATTATTGACCGATTCTTCTTTTGACCTTGCACAAACCTGACTGTACATATCACGCAGTTGTGCTTTTGCGATTCGGAAATCCTTTGACGGGGTTTCACATAATTCGTGCCATCCGTAGCACTTCACCGCTTTTTCGATTTCGGGTGTGCTGAAAACGGGTTTTTCGTACACAAATGCGGTGTGCATCTGATGTTCAATTTCCTGCCATGCTTCTGCCCAAGGCTTCATCCTTGAAGATTCATCCATCGACCCGATCAATGACCTTGATGCTTCGACTATCTCTGCCACAGAAGGCAGGAACTTGCATTCAAGAATCATCTTCCTGCATACCTTGGAAAGAATCTCTGTCGGTATATCTGTTAACACGCTTGTGTAGGTTGCTATCCTGACACCATCCTGCCCCTGACCATAACAGGCGAACATTGAAGCAATGATTTTTGCGTTTGTGCTTGTATCAACCATCCTGCACCCCCAATATTTCCAATGCCTGTGCCAAACCACTTTGCACATCATTCTTTTTTACTGGAACAATCTTTGGCCTTTCTTTCCTTGCCCAGTTCCTTATAGTGGCAAGATAGTTTTTGTAGGTAGCACCTTTTGATGCACAGTATTCTGAAACCCTTTCAATGCGTTCTTCCCAATCAACAGGGAATTCTTTTTTCAGTTCTTCCAGTTCATCATCTGACAGAAGTACATTTTGATATTGACCATACTTGTGTTTTTGTGGCTTTTCTTTTTTATTTATTTTTTCTTTATCATTTATCATATTATCATTTATCATATATCGCTTCGGGGTTGCTTCATCATTACTTGCGGTTTGCTTTTCGTTTGCTTCGATTTTGCTTTCATTTTGCTTTTCGCTTGCTTTTGTTTTGTTTTGTTTTTTATTATTACTTCCACCGATTTGTCCTGCGTTTGCTCTTTTTACCGATGTGTCAAGATTCGGTTTTGCCAATTTAAACATTGCCGATGCCACACCTTGTATTTCTGGGTCTACCCCATCAAAAATGTATGAACATATTGCCATCAAAAAATCGGCTTGGTCTTCCTTTGTGGGCAGGTCTTTTGCTGCTTCATAGTAAGACCGATAAAACGAAAACGCTTTTCTTTCATCCAAGATTTATCACCCCATTTTATCCCACTCGGTCAGCATTGCATCCACTTCCCATTGTGGTCTTACCTCAATGCCCTGTTCCTTGCATTCTTCCTGAATATAGTCAATCAGCCTTGCCATTTGCTTGCTGTCGTAGGTGCTTGACCCGTAGTATGCCAGTATGGTTGTGTCGTCAATCGTTTTGGTCAACCATCCCAACCCATTGTGTTGCCACACCCTTTTGAACCTCTGTCCGGCTTCCGGGGATGTGACCTTGATTTCCTCAAAGACACCCACCTGTGCAACAGCTTGCCGATAAACTTCTTCTTTCGTGGTTCGTAGCTTATCAGCAAGCTTGTCACACAAAACCCAGGCATACGCATTCGCTGACAGACTTCGTTTCTGCCTGTGCAATTTCAGTTCCCACTCGGTATTGGGTCTAAAATCGCACACAATCGTTTCTAATTGCTTGGCATATATAAGTGGTACACCCAAGGTCAAAACGATGCCTGTGCCGAAATTAGCTATGTTTAACGCATTGATTCTGAATCTCATTTTGTTCCACCAGTGAATACCTTGCATAATGGGTTGGTTTTCCCCACCGATTCCTGCCAGTTTCAATTTCCGTTTTGATTTTGTGTCCATCTCGCTTCATTTCAGCAATGGCACACGCTAATCTTGTGTAACCTAAATCCCTAATAGCATCCAGTGGTGTGATGCTTCCAAATGAACGCATATATTGGTAAACTCGCTCTGCCCGGTTCATGCTGTCCACCTCACAAATAATTTCTCCCAAACACAGCCATGAACTTTTCGTGTCCATGTTTTGCTTCAAATACTTCCTGTGCCTTCCGTTTTAGTTTCAGATCAAGTTCCCTGTTGCCATGCACACCTTGTTTGGAATCCCTATGATGGTATTGACACAACCATAGTTTCATACCCCATCTGTCACTGGCAGGTCTTAATGGCCCAAAGAAGATGTGGTGACATTCAAGGTTTTGAGTGCTTCCACACAGGAAGCACTCTTTTTCCGTTTGAATGATGGATTTCATTCTCCCGCCTGTTTTTTCAAAATCCTGATGGCATCACTTGCCTGTGCCTTTGACATTTCTTCCGGCTTGGCCACTTCATAACGCTTGACTATGTTGCCAACCGCAATGTTTCCCTTTTTCGCCAGTGCATAGATTGCTTTGACCTGTGCATCTGAAGCGTAATCAGAAGAAAATCCACTGTCATCGTCACTTTTATTCTGCCGTTCATATTTGGTTTCAAACTTTCCCCGGTAGACATTGTTGGCAATGCCGAACACCTTTGCCGCCTTGCCGATTGCGTCCGTCAATGCCATTGCAAGACCTTCATCATTGGCACGAAGTCCGTTGGTTTCCTTCTTGATTACGAAATCACCACCAATGCCGATTGCATTGCCAATCCACTTGTATTCGTCCGGGTAGTTCCAATCCCTAATAAACAGGTGAACTGTGATGAATACCATCTTTTCCCCGGTTGCAGGTACGTCAACATATTCCTTTTCCTTGATTTCATATGCCCAACCGATTCCACAAATTCCATACTGTTCCGTCAGTGCTTGAATTCTCCATTGTGGATTAATGTCTGACTTCCCCTTCAGCCGTCCTGCGGTGATAGGTTTCAGTGCATCCTGCGGTGGTTCTGCGTTACGCATAAACCATTCATTTGTCTGTTTGATGATTTCATCTTTTCCCATGTTGCCCTCCCTACTTAATCTGAATATTTTCTTTTGTTATCAGGCACACGCCTTCGATTTCCGCCCCGGCTTTCAAATCCGCTTTCAGTTTCACCTTGTCCGGTTCAGGGTCTTTGTATTTGAGGTATTCTTCCGGCAGTTCCTTTACATTGGAAACCTCCACTGATTCAGATTTCCGCCAGCTAATAGCGACTTCGCTATTCTGCCATTTGGCACCATTCAGGAAATTAGCCAGATAACTTTTCAGTGATTCCCGTTTATTTTTTACTGCATTTTTACGGGCGGTAAAAGTTTTAATCTGATCAGTCAGTGCCTTTTCATCCGCTTCCAAGTTCCGAATCCAACAGGCAATATTCCGAATTTTTTTATCTCTATCCATTTCCAACTGCTCTAAAGCGGCAGTATCAATAATTTCTCCCGTGGAAACGTCAATATAATCATCCCTACCTTCCAACTTTACACAGTTGGCAATAGCATCTTCAATTTCAAATAAATTCAATTAAATCATCTCCTCAACGTATTTCCATTGATAATCACCAGTTTGATTAAGTTTCCCACATGCAACCCTACTTATAGATTGTTGCCATAAACCTGTTTTTCTTGCCGCATCTGCCGTACTATCGTAAGTGGCAATTAAAACATCATCTTTAAATTGTTGTACAGGTTTATGCTTGTTTTTCCCATTTCTCTTTTTTAAAACAGTGTACCAATCAATTTTTTTAGCAAGTTCTTTTTTGTTTATGTGAGCTTCTCTACGCTTAATGCACGTTCCGTAATTCACGTTATATTTTTGAGTACACCATTCAAGATTATCTGCGTTATTGTTGGTTTTGCATTCATCTTTGTGGTTAATAAAAGGCAAATTCATGGGATTATCAATAAACGCTTTAGCCACCACTCGATGCACATAAAACGCTTTCTTTTTTCCATCTCTGCATAAATACACACGCAGATATCCATCAGGTTTTGTTACATATCTTAAATCGCAAGGTTTGTTCCTTTTGAAACTACGAATTATGCCAGTGTTGGATACCATGTACCCATCGTACCCATTAATATGTCGCCACTCAACATTCATTGCTTTTCTCCTCAATCGTCATTTCCCCGTCAACGAATCGGTCTACGTCAATCTCAATCAGGTTGGCAATGTCCTGTTCGATTTCATACAGTTTTCTCATTTTGTCCTCCCTTTACTGTTTCTCTTCTTCCTTGTGTTCTTCTACGTGTTCTTCTACCGAAAACTCATCTTTTTCGTAGATTGTTTTCTTCGTCATCACACACGCCACCTCATAGCCAATACGATCAGCACGATAATTTTCCATGAACATAACCCCGTCCATCATTTCTACCAACTCGATCAATGCCCTTGACTTATCACTCATACCTACTTCCTGCTCCGGGAACCACAAAACATCCGGATATTTTTCAACTAATTTCCCCATGTATCCATACGGCATAAACCCAACCACTAAAATCTTTTTCATAGCTTTACCTCCACTTGATTTTATGCTATAATTAGAAATAGGGCGGAACGACATCTCTTAACATTCCACTCCTCCTAAGCCACGGACTATTGCAGTAGTCTGTGGCTATTTTTTTACCCATAACGGGATGGTCAAGGATCAAATGCATCGGAAAAAATTTTCTCCATCGGCTTCTTGCTGTCCAGTGCAATCTTCTTCATGATGTGCGGTTTCGGTGTGGATTTACCCAGCTCCCAAAAAGACCATAACTGCTGACTTACACCATACTTTTCTGCCATTTTTTTCTGGCTTCTTTTGCCCCTATACTGGATTAGCATTTCTCGCATAGGATCACCTCCCTTTTTTATTTATTTTAACAAACAAAACTTGTATTGTCAACAGGATTTTCACTATTTTTTTTATTGTCCTGGGCGAGCTTTTCCAGCTTCTCGATTACCAAGGCTGCCGCCCATCCTGGCGGGGTCCGCTTCCCAGCCTCCCAGTCCTGGAGGGTCCTCTTGGGGATTCCCAGGGCATCTGTTACGCCTTGCTGACTGAGCCCGGCGGCTTTCCGGGCGTCTCTGATCGTAGTCATTTGGGTTATGCCCTCTTTAGGGCTTCGGCCGTCTCTTTGCGGCTTGGGAAAGCGGCTTCCACTTCGCGCGCCAGTGCAGGGAGCAGGGCGTCCGCGTCCTTCGAGGCGGGGAAGTCGCCCGCTTCGCCCCGGTCTACGTAGTACATCCCGTCCTCGACCGGAACGCCGTTCTCTTTGAGGTAGTCCGCGATGTCCTCGTCGTCCGGCAGGCTTACCAGGCTGACCCCGCAAAAGTTCCCGGTCCGTCTGGTCACGTAGTCCGCCAGCTTCATAAGCTGCTCTTTGGTTACTTCAATTCCGTTGATGTCGTAAGTAGTCATCTTCTTTTTCTCCTCCAGCGCTGCTGCGCAGAGATCCATCAGTGTGTCGGGGCCGTCCGCCTGTTTAATGTCTACACCGCATAAGTCGGCCAGCTGATCGTATGCGTCCGGAGGGACGCTGTCCCATGTAGGCTGGCTGTCGAGAAAGTCGTACAGCTCCTGCGCCGTGGGAGCATGGTACTCCCGGAACAATTCTTCCCTGGCTTCGTTGCCGCATCCGGCGAAAGCGGCGCTGGAGATAAAGTCGGTTCTATCGCTGCTTAAGTAAATCATGATTATCTCTCCTTTTCTTCTGAGGGGCTTTACTTTTCTATCCCCTCTCCTTGATTATATTATAGCACACAATGCGTGCCAATGCAAGCATTTTTTATGATTTTTTGCAAAAAAAATAAAGCCCCCGGGGCGG